ATACCAGCCTTACGGCTGACAGTATTAAACAAGCTCGTTACCAAGTACATGACCCCGCCTAATCTGATTCTGCAAAAGATGTTCAATGAAGTGCAGTATGAATCGGATAACATTGAGTGGGAGTCTCAGATTGGTAGCAGGGGATTAACCCCGTTTGCGGCTGAAGATGCCGCGGCTCCCGATGCGGTAGTGCCGGGCAGTGGACTTAATTCTGCTCAGGCTGCGTTCTGGAAGGAACGAACCTATTTTGGGAGTTCTTTCTTGAACAACATCCGGCAGGTTGGAACCGACCGTATGTACCAAAAGGCCACAAGGACTTTGGGCAATCAGGTGAGGAACCTTAGTAACCGGGCGTACCGCAGAAAAGAGTGGATGTTTGCTCAGATGCTTTGTAATGACGGGTTTACGTATGAGGATTATACGGGCGCCTACATTACATTGGATTACGGCATCCCGGACGACAACAAGGTTTCATTGGGAGTTGATTACAAGTGGAGTGATGGAACCAAGCGAGACATCGCTCAGGACATTTTTGCCGCAAAACTTGTGATTAGCAATGCGAATGCCGGTGTGTTGAACCATGCCATATTCACCACGGAAGTTCTGAAGTACATGATCTTCGACGATACCATCCAGACGCTTCTTTCGAAGTCGTCTTATGGCGATGGGGATCTGTTCCAGAATCCGTTAGGTGTGATTGGCAGCCTGGTCGGTATTCAGAATATGCACTTGTATGACGAGGCGTTTCAGATTCGGTCGTTCCTGACCGCAGCCCTGGCCGCCGGTGCCTCTCCGACAGCTTATGTCGATAACACCACCGATTTTGAGGTGGGCGGAACTTTGACTTGCCTGGATGTTTCGGCAAATACAACTGAAACCTTAACCATCGCTTCGATAGACACGAATGCAGGAACCATAACCTGCACTGGCACGCTTTCTTCGGCTTACAAGGCCACTGAAGATTTGGTCTATATGACGAAAAAGTTTGTTCCCACGGATAAATTCATTATGTGGGCGGATAATGTGGACGGAGAACCGATTGCCGAGTTCATGAAGGCACCCCATACGCTTTCCAGAAAATGGGGACAGCAGGTTGATCGTTGGACAACGGAGGATCCCGATGGAGTGTTTGTGCGGGTCGAGGACAAGGGTTTACCCGTCTTGATGCACGAGGACGCAGTTTATCAATTAGACGTAGCATAAGGGGGTGACGGTATGAAACAGAAAATGGGACCATACTCTTCCCCGGGTGCTCAAAGACAGTGGGCAGCAAATGAAGTGTCGCCCATGATGGCCGTACATTCTGGTGAAATTACTGGCAATATTACCGATGCTCCTTTGGGGGCGTCAAATGTTGGCGGAAAGATCCAGGACGTTTGGCTGTCTTGCGAGGAAAGCGGCAAGGATGATACCAACACCTTGTCCTTAACTGTTGATGTAAAAATCAACGGGACAACTTGCCTGACCACTGCTCCCATTATTGCTCACGTGAGTGGGGAGGCGTCAAGCAACAAAACAACTAAGGTGAGTGGTGACACTGGTGTTACGCAGACTGTAATGAGTGCGTCTGCCAATGATGTGTCTCCTGGAGACATGATAACCTATAACTTAACCTTAACCAGAACAGCCAGTCCTACAACCGAGATGCGGAATTTGGCCGTGGCTGTAGCATTTGAACCTACTTAACGGAGGGCAATCGACATGAAAGTCGAAGTCTTGAAACACATTAAAGGTGAAGAACTTTGGAAGAAGGGAATGGTGTTTGATGACACCATATCCCCGATTCCAAGGGATGTAATGGCTGAAGTGGCCCAGGGAGCCAGGACAGTAAGGGTGCTCCCTGAGCCTAAGCCTGAAGTGACGGAAACGATCCATGAAACAACTATTAATGTACCCGAGGAAGAAGAAACCCCGGAGGCCGCAACCGAGAAAACCGTTGAGGCGGAAACCGATAACGCGAGCTTTTTAACCAAAGAGAAACCTACCAAGCACCTTCCGGAGCTGGAGGGTCTAATCCATGCAAAGGGCACGATAGCCGCTGTCTCAAACTTACTTGACGTAAGTTATCAGACGATAACGAGATGGCGAAAGGGTGCCACACCAAAACCTGAAATACTTACGAAAATTAAGAAAGAATATGAGAAACTGAGGCCGAAACATGACCAGCACAGAAATGGCAGCGTTGCTTCGCCAGGAATTGAAGGGGCTTTCGAGTAGCTTAGATATTGAAGATTATACGAATGCCATTTCAGCGGCAGAGCGTGATACCGGGTGGTCATTACCTCAGACCACTAATTTTAAGCTCACTTGGTTAATCTCACGAAGCAAGCGACATTTATTCTTTTACCTGCTCTCGCAGTCAGCGGAAGACTTCAGGTATAAGAATATATTCTTGAATCATCAATTTGATCATTTTTCGAAATTGATCGATCGGATGGATAAAGATTTCAATGTGGCGATAGAGGACAACGCCCTGGAATTTGCTGGCGTTGCAGCGACAGAAATTGCTGGGACAAAGATTGATTCTGGATTTGGATATCAGGGGCAAACAAGCCGAGATTACACATATGATGAAGACAATAAGGTGTTAATCCATCCATAATGAAAACAGCTAATTATTACGTGTATGTATGGAGCGATACTCGTTACCCATGTAAACTTGAATATTTAGGTTACATCTTCAAGTATCTCCCTTTTTATATTGGTAAGGGGCATGGAAGAAGATACAAGGCTTTATGGGGGAGAAATTCCCATTTTCAAAATAAGTATGCGAAAATAAAGTGTGAAACAGGTTGGCCACCTAAAGTAACAAAAGTTTCCACTGACTTGGAAGAAGAGGAAGCATTTGCGTTGGAAATGGCGCTTATTGAAGCCATGGGAAGAAGAAACCTGAAGACGGGACCGCTTGTAAATTATACAAATGGTGGAGAGGGCAACTCTGGAATAGAGACAAGTGAAGAAGTAAAACGAAAAATTTCAAAAAAATTAAAAGGTCTTTTTGCTGGAACGAAGCATCCCATGTTTGGTAAAAATCATTCCAAAGAAACAAGATTGAAAATGTCTAAATCGCTTTCTAAAGAGAAAAATCCATTCTATGGTAAACACCATAGTGATCAGGCTAAGAAAAAGATATCCCGCGCACAAATTGGAAAACAGAATGGTGATAAAAATCCCATGTTTGGTAAAACGCATTCTGCCGAAGCACGTAACAAAATAAGCAAAGCACATAAAGGTAGGAAATTATCAGAAGAAAGAAAGCAACAAATTAGTATGTTTTTTAAGGGTACTCAACAATCTCCAGAGCATATTGCGAAAAAAATAGCTTCCTATAAGGCTACTATAAAAGCAACAAGAATTGAAAAAAATAAAACATATAGGGCTATTTGGAAAAAGATTGAGACTCTTATGCTTGCAAAAAATATAACACAAGTAGAACTTAGTGAAAAGAGTGGGGTTAATTTACCAAACATCAGCTCAATGAAACATGGGAAGCGGGGAATAGGCATTAAGACATTGAGAAAATTTTCAGTGGTTTTAGGGGATATTGATGCGGCAGAATGTTCATAGAGAATGGGCCATGCCCAATAAGTGGACCTTTAAAATTCCATGTATTTTAAGACTATTACAAAAATATATGGAGGACGACCCTAAAGGCTGGTTGGACCCATTTGCAGGTGAATGTTCTCCAGCGTTTTTGACAAATGATATTGAAGGACGTTCAGCTAAGTTTCAGATGGATGCGCTTGATTTTCTGACAGAACAACAATCGTTATCCTGTGATGGCGTTTTATTTGACCCTCCATATTCAACTGAACAGTGTTTGAGAAAGTACACACCCAAACAAAATGGAACGGCTGGAAGAGCTGAGTATTGGGCTAAATGTAAGGATGAAATAGCAAGGATTGTAAAGCCTGGTGGTAAAGTAATTTCATTTTGTTGGGATAGCGTAGGTATGGGGAAGAAGAGAGGATTTGAAATAATTGAAATCTTATTGGTTTGCCACGGGGCTTGTCATAACGATACGATAGCTACAGTCGAGATAACGGAATAATTTATGGCAATTGGTGCAAGTATAAAAAAGGCGCTGGCGAAGGTTGGCAGTGAGTACACTATCATACGGGATGCCGGAAACGTGTCCGATGAGTATGCCACTTATGATTACACCTCCCAGGCCACCAAGCCAATAACTTTGGAGCATTTCAGGAAAGCGGACCTCGCTTACGATACTGAAGTTGTAGCCGGGGATGTAGTCGAGTTTGAGGAAACCAGCGAACGGTTTCTTGTCATGAACATGCTCCCCGAGTTATTCAAGAACGATACGATTGCCTATGGGAGTATCTTTTACAAATGCAATATATCTGATGGCATATTGACAAGGCCCAGTGGCGAAGCGTGGGATTCAAACACATACCACAAGCAAACTCAATGGGAAGAAATAAAGACGGACTGTTCCGCAATGCAGGTGGCAGCACTGTATGGGAATGATTTAGAAAGCGATGAGGAGCTTGCGTTGTTAGAAATGCGTAAAGATGAGCTTTATATCGCTCATTCGATTGGGATTCAGTCAATGGATAGGTTTCAACCTGTAAGTGGGGAATATTACCAAGTGGCTACAGTGGAAACACGGAGATTCCCGGCCGTAGATGTCGCAATTTTAGAAGAGGATCATCGATAATCACCGGAGGGTGAAGGATGAAAAAAGTTCTTTTCGTAGGTGAACATATACTGAGTAATGTCGGCAATGGCAATATGATGGCCGCCGTTCTTTCTCAAGTGAATAAAGAAAAATATCAGGTAGCCTGTTTCTGCTCTCATGATGTGGATCCGATAGGCACAGTATTTGATCCAATGCCGTTCACGATCATTAATGCTACAACTCCGAAGGATTTTTGGGGTAATGAGCGATTGGTCAGCATTGTTCAAAGAGTTGATCTCGATATTCTCTGTTTTGTTGGAATTGATATTTGGCGATATCAAATGATTTGGGATCGTATAACACAAATCAGGGATCACAAGAAATTTAAGATCATATTTATTTTCCCTTACGATGTTCAGCATTTAAGGCTTGATTGGGCGAAGTTAGCGGCGGCCTGTGATTTGCCATGTGTGTACTCACAGTATGGCGTCAAGATGCTCAAAGAAAGAGTACCGCACCTTGCCTATTTTAAACCGCCACTTTTTAACAAACATTTGTTTAAGCCGCAGGACAAAGTTTTAGCAAGAAAAAAGGTTTTCCCAGGTGTAGCCGCTGATAGGATAATATTTGGGTTTGTCGGAGAAAATCAAATTAGAAAGTCTCCTGAACGATTATTGAAAGCGTATTTGGAGGCTAAGCGTGAGAATCCGAATATCTTGTTGTATCTTCATACGGATTTAGAAGGTGGGGTTTATAACCTAAAACAGATTGCAAGAGATTACGGCGCTATTTCGGGTGATTTGGTTCAGAAAACCCAAGGGTCTAAATATTCCGTCGAACAAATGGTGGATGTTTATAACGCTATGGATTGTCTCGTAAATTGCACAATTCAGGAGGGGTTGTCATGGACACCTCTTGAGGCAATGGCCTGTGGGATCCCGGTAATTGCTTCAGATACTACGGCTCAGACAGAGTTAGTTATGGGCGTAGCGGAGATGGTGCCGTGCAACGATCTGGCGTTTGTTCCGCTAATGACCGAAGGCGGAAAGTCCGAAGTGGAATCAAGAGCGTGTAAGGTGAGAGATATCAAGGACGCCATTTTAAAGGTAGCCGCTGATCCGGTCTTACGCAAGCAGATGAGCAAAAAAGGGATCGAAAGGGCAAAGGATTGGCTGGAAGGGGTAGGGAACGTCAACGACCTATTTGATGCGGTCGGTAAAATTAAACCGCCGGCCAAGATCAACAAGGTGCTATTTGCTCAACACTCGTCTGCCGGGGATGTGCTAATGACGACCCAGTGCTTCAAGGGGGTCAAAGAGCGACATCCTAAACTGCCTTTGGTGTATATGACCCAGAGGATATACCAGGATATCGTGGAGGGCAATCCGTACATTGACGAAATCATTGACTGGGATGCACAGTTATTAGGCAAATACAAGGTTGTTTACAATCCTCATGGGGAGCATATCTTGAAAGGTGGGTTTAACAATCTGGATGTGACCCTTCACAGTATGTACCCGTATTTTACCAAGGTGAAAGCGGATGGGATTAGCATTGAAATGATTAGACCTGATGTTGAATTACTCAATGACGGAAAAGTTGAATTCATCGTTGTCCACACAACCGGCGGGAGCGCGAAATATCGATCATATCCTCACATGGATGTAGCCCTGAAAGGTATTGGCCTCCCGGTGATTCAGATCGGTGGCTCGAGTGATATCCGGTGTAAATCGGATCTTGACCTTTGTGGGAAGTTGACCTGGCGGGAAAGCGCTTGGGTAATGGCTAACGCAGAGGCCGCGGTCGTGATTGACAGTTTCTTGTCTCACCTGGCCGGTGCGGTGGGTACGGATGCCGTGGTTTTGTACGGCCCGGCGCCCCCGAGGGTGGTTCAGCCTAAAGCCCAAGGCTGCAAAATTATTAACCTGAAACCGGATATGCTGAAGGTTTGCTCGAAGATGACCCACTGCTGGGGGGAGAATCCTCAGTGCAATTCGCCGTGTATCCATACGATTTCACCCATGAAAATCAAGAAGGCGTTAAAGGAGTTGCTGTGATAATTGGGATGAAGTGCTGTAATGAAGAAAAAATGGTTAAACCCGTAATTAGTGACATCCACAATGAGCCGTGGGTTGACCGGATTATCGTGATCGATGGTTGCAGTTCTGATGATACGGTTCATGAGCTTCGTCAATTCGATAAGGTCGAGGTTTATTCCCACAAGTGGGAAAAATGGTTCCATGCCCAGGAAACGACACAATCGAATATCCTGCTTCAGTATATTCCGCTGGGCTCAATCTTCTTTATCTTGGACTTTGACGAAAAGTGTACTGACGAGTTGAAAGCTCTCCTGGCCGAGATCGACAAAGACGGTATGCCCGAAGATGTTGACTGCGTTCATGTATCCCGGAAGTCATACGAATTAATGCGGTTTGATGATTCACCGTTTGCGATCCCAGACGAGAACGGGTTTTGGATCACGTCTCATACCATCGGTCAGTACCCGGACTTTCAGTTGCGGATTATCCGGCGTAAGCTCGGGATGCACTGGATCAACTCACCGCACCATATCATGTATGGAATGCAGGAAGGTTTATTCACTAACCACAATATTCAAGCAGACCTGATTCACTACCATGGCAAAGAGGACGCCCGGGACCGGGACAATATCGAACGGCAATGGCTAAGAAACCAGGCGCGGCGTAAAGAGCTTGGGCTGGAAGCGGATATATTCGAAGGAGATCCGAGTCCTGAAATGGCGAAGTATGCAGACCCGGAGTATTGGAAATGAAAATTACGGGAGATATCATGAGAATAGTCTATGCGTATGTCTGTGGAGATATCATCCATATAGGCCATCTCAGGCAGTTAGAGAACGGTAAGGCCATGGGTGACAAGCTCATAGTGGGCGTACTGACAGACGAAGCGGTAATGGAGAAAAAACCTAAGCCTATTATATCCTTCTCAGAACGAATGGCTTTAGTAAGCTCGCTGAAATGTGTCGATTTGGTAGTTCCTCAAGAAACGTATGCCCCGCATGATAATGTTAGGTCAATAGGGGCTGATGTCCTGATGGAAAGTGCCAGTCACAGCAAAGAGCTTTTACAACAAGGTGGAGACTTAATGGAACAACTTGGAGGCAGATTGGTAATAATGCCATACTATCCAGGGCAATCATCAACTAACATTAAGGATAAAATCAAGAATGGAAACAAAACTTAGGTCGGCCACAAAGAGCATGGCATGGAGAATCGTGGGGGTGATTATTTTAGCTGCCATTACTTACGCATTTACGAGAAACTGGATGCAAACAGGTTTGGTTACAGTTATTCATCACAGTGTATTCCTGGTCGTGTTTTACCTTCATGAAAGGGTGTGGCTGAGGTTCCCCAGAACGAAAATGTTCCGGCGGTCTCTATGGAAGATGTTCACCTATGAGACCTTATGTGGCAATATCATCCTTGGAACCATTACTTATTTTGTAACAGGTAACTGGAAAGCCATGACTGCTATAACGCTAACCTATATAGGAACGAAACATGCTTGTTATGTCCTTAATGAATATGTTTGGAAGGAGGAATGAGTTATGGATACTCAAAAAGCCAAGCAAACGCTACTTGATATCGAAGCCGTATTAAATAAGCTGCAAGTGAAGTTCTGGCTCGTTGACGGTGTTGCGTTGGGGGCGGTAAGAGACAAAGCATTCATCCCATACGACAAGGATATGGATTTGAGGGTAATGGCGAAGGACTGCACTCTTTCTGGATTATCCAAGGCATTCAAGGAATCTGGATTTGCTGTCCGTACATCTATAAATCCGAAACTCTATGGAGATTTGCCTTCCGGTATAATAGTTACCAAGCGAGGCATTAAGACAGATATGTGTTTTGGCTATTATTATCTACCAGAAGATTTGGTTGTAGTATTAGCGGGTGCACCCCGGTCAAATTATGACATACTACCCGCAGGATTATTCAGGGGGAATCACTTTGTAAATTTCTGCGGTACACGATGTAGAATACCATACCCAGCAGACGATTATCTTACATTGCACTATGGTTCTGACTGGAAGACACCGAAACAAACATCATACTTACCACCGAATTCAAAACGAATATCATTGGCAAAATATGCCGATTATTTCCATAAACACCCAGGAGGTGAAATATGAGAATTCTCGTTACCGGCGGAGCTGGGATGGTTGGCAGTCATGCTGCTGAATTCTATGCCGAAAAAGGTGATGAAGTAATCATCCTTGATAACCTTATGCGCTCAAGTCTCTTTGGGTTCGATAAAGAATCAGTAGAATATAATTGGAAATGGCTCAGAAGATACGAGAATATTCAGAGAGTAAAAGGGGATGTGCGTAATGTAGATGATGTAAAGATGGCTCTCGGAGACGGTGTAGATGCCGTCATCCATGCCGCGGGACAGCCAGGGGTGCCTCTTTCTATTCGTATTCCCAAAGAGGACTTTAGCATCAATGCTTTCGGCACGCTCAATATGTTGGAGTGTACTCGGCAAATATGTCCGAAAGCAGCTTTTGTCTATTGCTCTACGAATAAGGTCTATGGAGGGAATGTAGACACGATTACACTTAACGAGTTAGAAACACGATACGCCTATTTTAGTGTCAAAACAGGGGTAGCGGAGGATATGCCAATAGACCACACTGGGCATACTCCTTATGGGGTAAGCAAATATGTAGGAGATTTATATACGCAGGAATATGCCCATATTTACGGGATGAAAACTGCTGTATTTCGTATGTCGTGTATCTATGGAACCCGGCAGTTCGGGTTTGAGGATCAAGGCTGGGTAGCCTGGTTTATTATTGCTATGATTAATGGCAAGCCAATTACCATTTTTGGAGATGGGAAACAGGTACGGGACCTTCTTTATGTGGATGATGTAGTGAGCGCCTATGACGCATTCATACAATCAGATATACAATGTGCTGTGTGGAATGTCGGTGGCGGTCCCGATAATACCGTATCCCTTAATGAACTCATTGTTTTTCTGGAATCTGAATTGAATATTAAAGTAATGCGGACAAACGCTGGCTGGAGACCATCTGACCAGAAAGTGTATATTTCGGATATTCATAAAATAAACAAAGATTTAAGTTGGCATCCAAGAACCACACCACAAACCGGATGCAGAAACCTCATTAATTGGGTTAGGAATAATGGAATTAAATGAACCAGCGGTCGGGGTGTGTGTTGTAACTTTCAGGCGGCCAAAACAGCTCATTAAAGCACTCACATGGATTAAAGATCGCACTATGTACGAAAATTATAGATTGCACATTATAATTGACCATGAAAAAGACGAGGCTACATTAAAAGAATTATCATTGAGCCAGTTTTATGAAGAAGATATAGAAATGTTCCCCTCAACGGTAGAATGCGTCAAAGCTACAAATAGGTGTTGTTCTATTAGTGAAGAACCATATTTCGTGTATTTGTCCGATGACATGGAAGTGGAAAAAGGATGGCTCAAAGAAGCCATGAAATGTATGCAGCAAACGTTTCCAAACGCAGAAGGATTAGTTACATTCAAGGATGGGATACAGAATGGACGGAATGCTTGCGCCGGCCTAATTTCACGGAATTACATAAAGACAAGTCTCAAAGGCATCTTCTATAATGAGATTTATAAACATTTTAGTGCCGACACTGAGCTGTTCAGCAAAAGTAAATCAATGAACAGGGTAAAGTATTGTCCTACTTCTGTGGTGTGGCACAATCACTGGGGAGGGAAGGGCAACCATAAATCAGCGAAGGATACGGTCTACACAGGATCAAGACATCTTTTGGCCGCAGACAAAGAAAACTTTCATAGACGAGCACAGGAGGGGTTCAAATGAATATATTGATTTCCAACCAACCATGGTTTACACCTGTTGGGGCATCGAAGGATGCGAAACCGAAAATGGGGCTGCGGGCTGGATGTAGATGGCCGTATATAAGACCAATACATCGAAATTATTTCCCCTTCCCATTTAACCTGGCGTATGCGGATGCTTATTTGAAGCAAAAGGGAATGCAGTCCGTATTCCGTGACTCCATTCTGCATCTGGATGAATACACTTACTTCTTCAATCTCGCACGGGAATTTGACTACGTGGTGATGGAAACAGCTATGGCATCGAAGGATAATGATTATTACATAGCAAAGGAGGTATCGAAATACAGCAAGGTCATTTTGGTCGGCCCACTTGCAACATCTAACGCTGAATTGATAGATCAGCCTGAAGTCTATGCTGTCCTGCGGGGTGAATATGAAAGGAGCCTGTATGCCTGCCTGACAAGCGGTAAGGGTGGCGTGTATGAGTTCGATGAATGGGAAAACATAGATAATGCGCCATTCCCAACCAGAGATGAGAGTATTTATGATTATAAGATGGCGAGGCATAAACTCGCATTAAATATGTGGGGGAGTAGAGGATGTCCGTTTAGCTGTACGTTCTGCTATTCACAGAAGTTCCAGAAGAATAAAAGGTATAGGGGTCATAGTCCAGAACGGATCCAGGCAGAGGTTCAGGATGCAGTAAAGAGATTCCCTAAGTTACGCTACATATACTTTGATGATGACACATTCAACATTGGAAACGCACGAATCAAGGGGATTGCAAGAGTGATGAAGGAAATAGGTCTGCCGTGGGGGGCCATGTGTAGAATAGATACTTGTGATGTCAGTACGTGGCAAGCCATGAAGGACGGTGGATGTGTTGAGGTCAAGGTAGGCTTTGAGAGTGGTAGCCAAAGGATACTCGATGAGGTTATAAACAAGAGCTTGGACCTGGAGAAAGCTAAGGAAACGCTGAGGGCGATTAGAAGCATGGGTATTAGGGTGCATGGGACGTTCATGCGTGGATTCGAGGGGGAGACGCCAGAAGAGAGGTCTATGACGGCGCAGCTTATATCAGAACTCCCATGTAACAGTCATCAACTATCAGATTTGAGGAAGCAGTGATGTTAGGTAAAATAAACAATCTTATGCCACCGTGGACGACAACAGAATGCACACGACAGCATCCTACAATGCCATCCCAGAGTATGGGGGAATGGCAGGCTTACCTTGAGTTTATAGATACCTATTTCAGAAACAGGGAAATAAAAAAACCTATGATAGTTGAAGTTGGTATTGGGTTTGGCAAACAGAAGAGATATTATGAAGAGATTTTGGGCTATGAGCATATCGGGGTTGATATAAGCGCAGCACGCTGTCCTGATATAGTAGGGAACAGTAGAAATCCAGCAACAATGGTGGAGCTGATGAAAATACTGAATGGGCGGGATGTTCATCTTGTTTATTTGGATGCCAAACATACCTATGAGGTGCTAAAAGAGGATTATAAAATTTATGCCCCCTTAGCAAAAAATATTATTGCCATACACGATATAGTATTTGAAGACTGCATTAGGGGATTCTGGGATGAATTAATGGCTAAGGCTGCAAAGAGTAGAATACAGGATAGAACTTTTATTACACTCACAGGTTATTATACAAAAAGAGTTGACAAGGAATACTCATTCGGACAGGGAACAGGGCTGATATTGAAAGAGGACATGGGATGATCCCTATTTTTATCGTAACGTGTGACCGATTGACCATGCTACAGGAGTCTATCCAGTCGTATCACGATACCATTGATACGCCATTCATAATAGTGATGTTAGACCAGGGCAGTTCATACGGGCCAACTGTGGAGTACCTACGTATGTTGGAGTCAGCGGGAACCAAGGTGTATCGGTGGTCCTCACCCAACACTGGAAAAAGGCGCAATGCCAAGCGGAACGACCTGATGGTTACACAGAGCATTAAGGACTATTTTACAACCCACGGCAGCTCCAACTATGTGGTCACGGACCCAGATATTGCTTTGGACCCTGCTGACGGGAACATTCTTGCCGTCTACTCAACTCTTCTGGGAAAGATGACAAACGTAGCGGTGGTCGGTCCAATGTTGCGCATAGATGATATTCCAGGCTATTACCCAGAGAAGGAAATACTGTTAAGCGGCAAGAAGGGTCTGCATTACAAATTCCACCGCAGTGCTATTAGGACCATAAATTTGGGTCATGATCCTATCCGATATATTAAGGCCCCTATTGATACCACTTTCGGCATGTATCGGTCCGGTACGGAGTGGAGAAGGTTGCAGCATGGCATACGTACTCTGGCCCCCTATACGGCCAAGCACTTGGATTGGTATGTGGACCCGGATAACGTGTCCCCTGACCAGGCGTACTACATGGAGCATGCGTCTAACAATAACCATTGGAGTAGATGGAATGGCTAAGGAACACCTGAAAAAACTTGCATCAAAAATAGGCGTAGAAAAAATCGGGGGATCTTCCTTGGATCAAGGCAAACTTTACCATGACATCCCTTTCATGTCTCTGCCGAGCCACAGGAAGAATACCAGCTTGCGGGTAGATAGAATCCTGGAAGAAATTGACGTAAAAGGCAAGCAGGGCCTTGACCTGGGTTGCTCGGCGGGTGGGATTACCTTTCGCCTTCAATCTGTTGGGGCAAGTATGACCGGGATTGATTACGACAAGGCCATGATAGACCTTGCGACAGCAATAGAGATGGAATTCAAGACCGGCGCCAAGTTTGTTCATTCAATTATTGACAAGGAATTAATATCCGGATTAGACCGATATGACTTCATTATATGGTTCGATCAGTGGATGTGGTTGTTAAAGCAAGCGGGCGAAGATGCGTATGGGTGCATTTCGATTGTGTCACAGAAAACCGATTGCCTGTTCTTCTCAACCACCCAGGGAGACGCTATGGCCAAGAGCGCCAATATATCATCAAGCCAAGACGTCTTCAACATCCTGAAAGACAATACAGATTATCAAATTGATGATCTCGGTACGGTAAAGGACGGCTGGTATCCACGGAACATATTCAGGTGTTATAGATGAGAGGAAACACCGCAAACATTGAACGATTAGAGGGGAACATATTGAAGACTATCGATCTTGATTCCTCAACAACCAAACTGGTTAATTCATTTTTGAAACCATACTACCCAGGCGATATCGAGCCGATTGTGGCACATGAAGTCAAGGCATTAGAGATATTGGCTAAATATGACATAGCGCCTGTGGTCAAAAAATACGGCAAGAATTTTATTGTAATGTCTTATGTAGGAGAAGAAACGAAAAGCGTTTCATCTAAGCAAATTGACCATATCGTAAGTGTTTTAAATAAGGCCGATATCGTTCATAATGATCTGGTATTTAAAGGGAAACTTAGAAACATTATGGATCTTGATGAAAAAATTTATCTGATCGATTTTCAGTTAGCATCTATATCTGGCATTCCCCCGGTTAAAGATATTCGGAAAGCATTCTGGCGACCAAATTATGAAAGTGACGAAAAACAATTAAGGGAAATGATATGACCGAAAGACTATTTATTGAAACTGTAATCCCATACGAGCCGTGCAAGAAGGTGGGGTTTGCGTATAACCGGGCCATGGAACACGCGCATGATTGGGTACTGATAATGGACCATGATCTGTTTTTATGTAACCCAAACTGGTATGAGGCGTTCTTAGCGGCAGCAACAAAACTTGGCCACCAGGCAGGCTGGATAACTGCCGTTACTAATCGTTGTGCGTCCGGATCTCAAAAGTCCCCCGGTTGTCCGGCAGGAAGTGACGATCTGGTTGACCATATTAGGTGGGCAGAGAAGGTCTGGAAAGAGCATGGGACCGCAACCGTAGAAGGTGGTGGTTGCGACAATGGCCACATGATTTTGACACACAAGAAAGCGTGGGAAGATGTAGGCGGCTTCAACCAAGCAAAAGGAATGCACTGTGACGGCGATTATTACAAGAGAATTATGAATGCTGGATACAAAGCGTACTATATGCCAGGGAACTATGTTTACCATCTTCAAGACCGGAAGTATCAGGTTTGGAAGTGGCATAAATGGAAGAACTACGGCCATGAATGGAGGGTACTATGATTTACTGGGTGTGTAAGCAATGTGGAAGATCAATGCGGGCCGATGAAAAACCAATGTGCTGTTATTTTGACCACATGGATGCAATCGAAAACATCAGTGACGAGGATGCGGTCAAGATGGGTCTGAATATTCCGGAGGGCGAGACCTTTGAATTCCCCGGGGATGTGAGATGGGACCCGGTATCAGGTGAACCTGCCATGGTTACGCTCAAGAAGGTTGAAACTGGATCAGGGTGGCCAAAACTTGTAGTGGAAGGTCGAACGCTGAGACAATTCCAGGACGCGATCATGGTGGAGGTACGAGGCAATGGCTGAATTTCCAAGGGCTTTTTTAAACGATACAACGATTTATGAATGCAGGACTATGGCCTGTAGGTTTAATGGGATGAATGTCCACAGGGGGAGAAAATTCGAGGGCCTTTATTGCACTTTCAAATCAATCGACATCGACGAGAATTGTCGCTGTACCATGTTTGAAGATATGTCAGACCATGGGTTAGAACAAGCGGAGGTGTGAGGATGATCTTGTATAACACCAGTGATGACTGTTCCGGAACTGCCGATAGTAATCCCACTAATTATTCCGGTACAACCTTCGTTTCCTGTACGACAGTAACAGTGAGAAACTATGCCCAAGGGGAAATGGAGTCAGAAATCGTTTCTCAAATGATTCTCAATGCGGTGGCTGCAAGAGAATTCCTTAGATTCGGATTATTTGTTTCGTTTGGTCCTCCAAAGTGCATTCTATTTGTGAGGAAAGCATTTTGGTTAAAACAGCTCCGGTGTAATCGGCGCGGCATAGGATTGAGGATTAAATCATGATTAGCATCGCCATAAACTTAGACACACGCCCCGGGTTCATGGAGCAGTCCACGAAACAGGGAACTATGCTCAACGGGACCCGTTCGCTCGATTTCTTCACCGAGGGTATAATCAACAAGGTCAAGTTCTTCGAAGGTCATGAGATTGAAACGACCGTATTTATTGATGTCCACGATCCGCTCCCGAAAGAAACACAGGATTGGTTACTAAATCAACAGGCAAGTGGGATCATAGACAATCTGGTTTTCAATCGGCACACGGAGAAGTATTTGGGGAAATATGAACCCAAATGGAATGATATTAACTTTTTGAATGCCATGGTGTTAACACGCGGGGATTACCTGGTTCATTTTGATGGAGATATGAACGCCTTCATTAATGACAAAAATGTAATCAAGGAATGGCTTCAGTGGCTCGACGAGGATCGGTTTGACTATATCAGCTACCCAAGTCAATATTCCCCGATGCCTGCTACGGATGGACGGTATAAATCGTACTGGTGGGCCAGTACGCGATTCTTCTTGACCAAACGAAAAAACATTGATTACACGGAGATCGTCAAATGCCTGCGGAGTTCAGAATATCTTTACGGAAAATACGGCGCTGAAGGTGAGCCCAAAAACCCATGGCTTGAACATATCTTCGGGCTTATGACCAGTGGACAGAACCGGGTGTTTTATCCACCTATTCAATCTCAGCGATATTTAATCTTCGCATGGTCCAGTTATCGTTCCGGGGTCCTGAAACAACTCAACGAATGGCCTTATAAGAAGGTCGTCGAGTATATCAATCATATCAGCTACCCATGTGACGTGGGGGCCAAGGAGTTGAAATGAAAATTATTCTAACAGGCAATTCGTTTCCATTCGGCAAGGGTCACGCATACGGGGGCGAACGTATTTTAGGCTACCTTACTCAAGAGTTAATTAAGCTCGGCCACGAAGTCTATCTCTTTGCCCGGGAAGGCACGGATGTCCCTGCAGCCACGGATTATGTGCCAGTAGGTGCGCTCACGAACGAACGTGATACTCATTATGAAGCAGTGAAAGAATATATAGCCAGGACCGCTCTGAGCCCTGATATTTATTTTTGCGGATATTTTGGTGAAGGCTGGGACCCGGAAGTGATGGAACGGTTCCCTTATGTAGAATTGGTTTGGAATGTTTGGTGTCATAGTTGGTGGCAATTGAAGAAAAAACCGTTCAATGTAGTGACATACTCTCAGGTACTTCAGAACGATTTTGTTGATCAGAACATTGAGACCACTATGATTCATTACGGGTTGCCGAAAAACCTATACCAATTCCAACCGGACAAGGAAGATTACGCCTGCTGGATCGGAAAGCTGGAAGGTGGGAAGGCGCCTCACCTGGGAATTGAGCTTGCAAGAGCTGCCGGGATTAAGCTGGTCATTATGGGGCCGCCATATAATACCGGGACGTTTTGGAATGAAGTGGCGCCACATATTGACAATAAGAATATCTTTTGGGTGCGCGGCGTAGACGATGCCATGAAATACGAAATTATGAGCAAAGCCAAGTGTTTGATTTACAGTAATGACAATACCTGGAAGGAACATTTCGGGATTGTCCTTGCCGAAAGCCTTGCCATGGGAACCCCAGTTGTTGGAATGAACCGGATTAATCAGGATTGTTCAATCGTCGTGGACAAAATTATCGAACACGGCAAGCACGGATTTATCCTGAATTATTACGATTCCAATAACCTGTCTGAAATTCTCAGCGTGGGCGTCCCGTTAATTAATCGTATTCACGAGATCGATCCGATTGACTGCCGGGAACAGTTTGAAAAGCGATTCACGGCGGATTTAATGGCCAGGCGGTACGAATGGTTATTTGAAAGAGTGGCCGCGGGTGAACGGTTTGGAACCGTGGAGGTGCCGTTTTGATTTATGATGCTCAAATAGAAACCCAGCCAATGGGCGATAAACGTATCTTAGAGTACCTGGAAGCCCAGGGCTATCACAGGTGCCTTGACATTGGTGGTGTCCATAGACCGTGGGCCTCAAAGTTCGTAACAACCTATGTGGACCTGGTAACACCTGCTGATTGGGAAAAGCGATATCCGGGAATGTATAAGCCGTATCCTGAGATATGGGACTCGCAAATAATTCAAAATGATTGCGAGGATGATTTAACGTGGTCTTACCTGAGACAAGAGGTAGCCAAAAACGGAAAATATGATTTCGTGATTTGCACACATATGCTTGAGCATTTGGCAAATCCGCAACGATTTCTTGAAAGGCTACCTTTAGTGGCTAATGAGGGATATATTGCTATCCCCAACAAGATGTTTGAATTAGGACGCGGGCGGCAGATATCAGACGAGGGTTTGGAGCGATGCGGGTTGATTGGTCACTTCAGGGGGGCATTCCCTCATAGATGGATTTTCACCGTTAAGGATAAAGTGTTGTGGGCATTTCCGAAAGTAAGTGCCATTGAAATGATGGTCTTTAATTTTGAGGATAAGCTCAAGCACTATGAACCATTAGACTGGGGGCAATTGGGGTTTATGTGGAAAGAAGATATTACGGTTCGCATTGTGAATGACACGGATATCGGTTTCCCTGATCCGCAAGAGGCCATTGAATTTTATCGAAAAGAATTGGAGGGTGGATTATGAAAACAGCATTCGCAACAACGGTAACAAGGAGCTTTTTGCCATACTTGAGGGCGTTTCTGAACAGTATAAAAAGCAACAGTCCTTCGATCGTAGACATCCCGTTTATTTGTTTTACCGGAACTAACGATACGGCAGCAATCAAAAAAAAGGAAAAGGATTATCCGTCCCGCTTGATTTTTGATACTGCCCTGAGTTGGAAAGAAAAACAACAGCTTAAAGAGCTGTATCCCTCGGTTGAATTTAGAACTGTAGATGTTTCCAAATATGTAATTTCTTCGAAATCCAATCCTTATTTCTGGCGAATGGAAGTCTTTAATCTGCGTGGATACGACAAGGTGATATTCATCGATGTGGATATGCTCTGCTTGAAGGACATATCCGGACTCCTGAACATCCAGTGCGATATTGGAACCACAGAGCAGACCAAAGGTTGGAAAGATTGGAACTGGGGGTTATTCATTGTTGGCAAGAAGTACCTGAATTCCGAGACCTATAAATGGTTACTCGATGCAAAACATGATCAGGCAAAGCCGGCGGAACCCATGCACCTTTTTACGAAGCTGTTTGGGGATGAGCTTTACGAGATTCCGCAGAGCTACAACAGGATCGTTCCGCAGTTGAGCGTTGCTGAGATGTTTGACCATGAAATAATTCACTACATTTACAAGCCTCTCACGGAGCTTGAAGGCCATATCAAACCGGAGTACCTGGAGCTATGGAAAAAGTACAGCGTCTAACATATCAGCAGGTTAAAGACGGTCATGTGACCTTTGAAGAGTGCCAGATACTTCAAGACCACGCCAAAGGCAAGGTGTGTCTGGAGATCGGAAGCTGGTTCGGAAGGTCCACCATCGCCATGGCTGAGACCGCTGAGAAGGTTTATGCAGTAGACACCTTTAAAGGGTTGCCGCCTACGCAAGATCAAAGCGATGTGTTTACGTCTCTCAATGGATTTCTTAAGAACATCAATGGATATAAAAATATTCACATTATCATCAATCGGTCAGGGTTGGCCGTTCCAAAGATAAAGGAAACATTTGATTTAGTGTTTATCGATGGTTTACATACTTACGAAGCAGTGAAGACTGATGCAGAAAACAGCTTGAAATTATTACGTCCCGGCGGACTAATGTTCTTTCATGATTATTACCCTGAAGGTGTTTATGGGGTTAAGCAAGCGGTGGATGAGTTATTTACTGGCATCGAGGGATCGCTTGGAATGATGGTTTGGGTACGCCAGGAGATGGCAAAATGAAACCTGATATCACATTAATATTTCCAAGTTCCAAGTTCCTGTTAGACCAGGCGGTATTTCCGCCCCTGGGAATTCTATATCTATCAGCGTTCTTAAAAAGATTCGGCTTAAATGTTCAGTGCCTTGACATGGGACTTGGCCATACACCAGACATGGTAGAATCTGATGTTGTTGGGATTTCACTCACTACGCCACAAAGGGCAGAAGCATTTAAGTTGGCAAAGAAATTTAATCACATGGGTAAAAAAGTTATTGCTGGAGGGGCTCACGCTACGCATAAATCTCAGGAGTGTCTCGGACATGGATTCACTCATGTAGTGCGAGGGCAGGGTGAGACAGGACTGATGTTATTTTTGTCTCAGATATTGGGAACGAATTTCAACGTACCGCTACAAATAGATATTAACGATATTCCTTTCCCTGACCGGGATGTATTGCCGATACGCGATTATCACTATGAGATCGATGGTGTTCCCTCTACGCCCATTATGACTACCCGGGGGTGCCCATATCACTGCTCATTCTGTGGTAAGATTGACAGCAACTTCCAAATGCAGTCAGCAGAGAGAACAGTAGATGAAATAGAGCATATCCATGAGAGATATGGATACGAAGCGTTTATGATTTTTGACGACGTGTTTATTGCCAGCAAAAAGCGATTAGGCAAGATAGTTGATAAGATTGGCGGGAAATATCTATTTCGGTGCCTTGGAAGGAGTAACCTGATTGATAATGAAACGTGTGAATTACTCAGTAAGCTCGGAGTTGTGGAAGTTGGCATAGGCATTGAAAGCGGGTCTGATGAAGTCCTCAAAAAGAACATGAAAGGAACTACCAGAATCATGAACACCCGGGCCGTTGAGAAACTTCACAATCATGGAATCAGGGCGAAGGCGTTCCTGATTGTCGGACTCCCCGGGGAAACAAATGAAACGGTGGTTGAGACTGCAGATTGGATTGAAGAAGCACAACCGGATGATATCGATATTTCAATCTTTCAACCGATGCCGGGGTCAAGGATATTCGCTGATCCGACCAAGTGGGGAATCAAATTCAACTATAACGGCCAGCCAGGTTGGTATAAAGGTACGCCCGGGCAATATGAAGCGAATATCGAAACAGAAGAATTGAATGCTGAGGAAATTGTTGCGTGGCGGGAAATGCTTGAAGTTGAATATAAACCGAGAGAGCTTTTGAGATGATGATCTGGGTGTGTCCAAAATGTCATTACAAAAATGAAATTGAAGATGACAAACTTGATGATTATTGGTGTGAGAATTGCGGGCGGACAATGGAAAAGGTAACGAGAATTGAATGGGAAATTAAGCCAACTACCTTTATGCCGCCCGATCCGAGGCATATATGTTGACGCTATTTGTTGTGCAAAGCAGGGCGGATAAATTGGATTCAGCGTTGGTGGTAAAATCATTTGAGGGATTAGCCGATGAAATTCATTTCGTGCCGAACATCCAGAGCATTAATGAGAAAGAAAAGAAAAACGAGTGGTATGCTGTGATCTATGATGATGAATATATTGACGAACCGCTCAAGGAAGGGTTGAAGGTTTTTATTGAGCAAAGTGAGGTGGATGTCCTGGTATTGGGAAAGCAGTCAAAGGATAAATTCTTTAAGGCGCCCAGGTTATTTCGACGTGCTGTTCAATTGGGGGAAGACTCCCTTGTTCCCGTTAAGGCCGATTTAATGTTTGAAACCGTATTAAACGGGTGGGTTTATGATAACAATCAAATTTAAAGAAGCTGACCTCCAGCGATACATGAGAGCGCTTACAAAGCTCCAGCAGAGCGTTAAGACATTTGGTCAGAACGAGATGCAACGGCGGTGCGCGGTTGATTATTATCAGTTACTTGTGAAGAATATCATGAAAAAGATGACGCCAAAACCATCGTATAATCCACGGTATGCCAGATGGAAGATGAAATATAGTTGGATGGGGTTTCCGTCCCCATGGCGATTAAGGGGGGATTTGGTAAGTAGCCTGTCTGCTTTTAAGGCCCCTGATGGAAATGGCTATATCGGAGGGGTTCCAATAGGTGCGATGGATCAGGGGGGCAAATCATGGTTTGGGAAGGGTTCAAAAGGGCCGAGCGGTGGTTCAAAATCAATTGCCATGTATGGGTCCATTGAAGAAGCCCGAAGGCCGGTGTTTGGACCGACCTCCAGCGAGTATGCCGGTACAGGCTGGTCAAAGCGCGGGCAGGAAGCGTTAAATGAATTGAGAAAGGCGTGGGCGTAATGGAAGATTATATCTTATGGCTAAAAAAAGCTATTGAGCGTTATGAGGAGTGGAACAATTGGGAGAGGACCGATGGCTTAGTATACCACACAGATTGTCTTGATGATTTTATTGATTTTTTAGAGCGAGACCATGCAGATTCTTAACATAGAACCAAAAGATATCCACGTAACTATTGATCTGAGTATCAGGGAAGTCAAAATGCTATTGAAAGCATTAGATAAAGTTAAGATTGATTATGACGGAAAGAAAGAGCCAGACATGGTAGAGGCATCCGGGTTTTTAAAACTGTTTTTCAAGTTTCTATCTGAGGTCGAGGAAGAAGTTGGACCACTTAAGCGTAATGCAGCATAAAGAAGCCCTGGACGATGTGATTTACCGGGCGATTATCCATTTTGAATCGGAGACACATTTTTCAATCCTGAGAGTTAACGTGGATAGATTGGATATTGGGTCGGATAGAACGGCTTGCACGAACGTATCAACAGAGGTTAAAGACAGATGGCTTTAGGCAATTTTGCAAACTGGAGGGATTATGAGCCTCGATAATACGGCCAAGGAGTCAAATATACGCGATTCGATAAAAAAGTTTTTCATCGATTCGCTCCATACTGCCGAAGGCGTTCAAGTTACATTCGATCGATATCTCAGCACTCCGGATGTCCGCTCAAAATCCGTGGATCGATGGGTATCTATTAATTTCGGTGGTATGGAACTCAGCGAGTTGTCGTCTCATATGCTCAATATCTATTGCTGTACCCGGGCAGATGGTGAGGGGTTTAAGTTAGCCCAGCTTCGGGACAAAGTTTATAAATATTTAACCGACAATACTCAGACTGATGGTATGGCCCGGATCACGTTTTACCGGAGCCGAGCGGATGGTAACTGGACAGGTATAGGCTACTTTCTTGTTCAGGACGTTATTGAAAGCCAGCAGTTTGAGGCGGATGATGGCACGAAATACAAAATCTTAACAGCGAGACTCAGGTTTTCATCAAAGGTTTAATATGGATAAGAAGATTTTCGTTACTTGCGAGAAATGTGGAAAGCGTTTAATCGAGCGATTGCCGAACGGATTGTGGCGATTCTGTTTTGGGCGTAATCCTGAAGATCCGGGGAAGCCTCCGGTTGACATTCTTATTCATGGAAACCTTCAAATAAAATGTCTACGGAGAACTTGTGGGCATGTCAACACTTTAAACTATCTTCCTTTCAAGGAAAATAGAGATGCTGCTTAAAACACTTCAATCAGTTCTATTCTGAATCTTACCTCAATCGGTTTATCCGAGAACTCCGACTTATAAATTTAACATTGTGAACATTCACAGAAAGGAGTTTTACTATGGCAAGATCAGGTCCCGTAGCAACAGATACGAGTACCATTGCGCTTGGATTAGCGCAAATACGAGTTGGTAGTTCGTCTGACAATATTACTAAACCCGGAGCTGAGCTGTCTTCCAGTGATTCGATTGGAGCACTGGCGAATACTAAATTCACCGGGAATACCGATTGGTACAAGCTGGAGTCAGGATTTCCTCTGATTGAGGATTACACCACGCCTATCAGGGAAGGAGCTATGCTGGAGTGTGCGTTTAAAGAGATTACTCCGGAGCACATGGCTCTGGCTCATGGTACTGACACCAGTGCGGATAGTTACACTGCCCATTCTGGTGAGGTTACGTTAGGTAGCCGTTCTGCACCTGATTACGTGCGGATGGAGGCGGTATACACCTATCCTAATGCGACCAATACCATGACCATTATCTTCCCGAGAGCGCAAGTGTCAGCAAACGTGGAGATGGATTTACAGGCTGAGGATGCTGCCGCTGTTCCGATTTCATTTGAGTCCAAAAATGCGTCAAGTGACGTTACGGACGGCGATGCGATTTGGGACGACATGGCCCTTGGTCATATCATTTGGGCGTAAACCTTTAAGATAATTGTGGTGGGCGTTGTGCTCACCACAAAATAAGGAGAAGTATCATGTCGGAGAATGAACAGAAAAAGATCAATCCGCAGATCACGGAGATCGAGATTGGTATCCGTGAAATGCGGAAGATTAAAATTTATCCCTTGTCCATGTCGGATCAGTTGAAATTGACTGATTTAATATCCACGGCAATTGCGGCGCAGTTTGCCAAAGAAGAAGGCGGGGATATGGCACTGGTGGCGTTTATTGTGGAATTAGTGAAGGAAAACCTTGGCCGTATCTTAACCATGGTAACAGATGAGGATGACAAGCTCTTAGAAGAGGTCTCCAACCTTCAGGCGGCTTCGATAGCCGAAGTGGTTTATGAGACAAATTACGGTATTGTAGCAAAAAACTTCAAGAGCCTCTTCGAGAAAGTGATGACGCTGTTTCCATCGGAGAGGCCGTTACCGCAGTCTGCGAGCGATATGGATACCGACTTGACGACTTCTACAAAAAGTCCTTCCGAGACGGAGGATGCACCTTCGGACAGTTGATTGTACTGTTCGAGCATTCGGAGAAGAGGCTTGGTGATAGGCTGAAGTTTGAGGCACAGATTCATGGAGCAAAAATTGAAGAGAAGGCTGCCCCGGCACCGAAACAGACTAAAAAGCCAAAGGGCGGGTTCGTGTTTGGGGACCCGGAAACGTACAAGGATATGCCGAAGGTTGAAAGAGAACAAATAACAAAGCAAATGATGAACCGGCACAGGATTTGGGCTCAGGAGAGTAAACCCATGGGCGGTAAAACGAGGGCAGGATAATGGCTGATAAAAATTTGACGCTTGGGACGTTGTTTACGGGTGATGCAACCAACCTTAAAGCAGCTTTAGGGCAGATCAAGCAGGCAGTGAAGGGTGTCAATACAGTATTGAATACCAATACTAAGGCTTCTACTGGAGCAACGACTGCAACCAGAAAAGCTACTACCGCCACCAAAAAAGCCACAGAGCAATATCACGGCTTCACCAAGCAAATATCCCGGGTTCACGGTGGTCTTGAGCGCGTCAAGGCGGCGTTCAAGGTTACAGCGTCCTATGGTATTGCAGCTTCAGCAATTTATATGGTTATCAATGCGTTTAAGGTCGGGACCCAGGCAATTATTGATTACGACCAGGCCCTTAAAAACCTTCAGGCCATTACTGGGGCTACGGATGCTGAAGTGATGGCTATGGGAGAGACCATAAAGAACGTTGCAAGAACCACTAAGTTTTCAACCTCTGAAGTATCAGAAGGCATGGTGTTGTTAGGCCAGGCCGGGTTTGATGCCGGGGAAGCCATGGACGCTATGCAGGCTACGGCTAACCTTGCTACCGGAACCTTGTCCGACATGAAGCTCACGACCGATCTTCTTACCACAACCATCCGTGCATTTAGCCTTGACACTATGGAGGCTGGGCGTGTTTCCGATGTAATGGCAAATGCGATCAACAAGTCAAAACTCACCATTGACAAACTCAGGATATCTTTCAATTATATTGGTGCTACAGCGGCCCAGGCGGGAGTATCCCTTGAAGAGACTGCGGCCACCATGATGACCCTTGCGAATAATGGTCTCAGGGCCAGCACGATCGGTACAGGTATGAGGCAAGTGTTAAGCAGGCTGATTGCCCCTAATTCAAGGCTCAGGGAGGCGTATGAGGCCCAGGGGGTTGCATTAGATCAAGTAAACCCGAGAACTGTGGGATATCAAAAGGTCTTAGAAAACCTAACTGCAATTCTATTTAATTCAGAAACCAATGCTGTCAATATGGCTAAAGCCTTTGAATTGTTTGGGCTTCGTGGTGCTCAGGCGGCGGCTATTCTTGTTAAGGGATATGTTGGTGGGGAGTTCCAGACGGCCTTAAACAATGTTTATGAAGTGGGAACTGCCGCGGAGATGTCGGGAACTCAGCAAGAAGGTCTCGGGGTTAAATTTAAGAATTTGGCGGATAGGGCAAAGTTAGTAGCAGTTGCTCTCGGTGAAGGAGGCGTTGGTGGGGCGTTGGCCGTTCTTACAGATATATTAATAGGGGTAACTATCGCCTTCGAAGCGTTTGCGACAAGTGCTGTTGGTGGCGTCATTGTGAAGGTAACTCTTTTAGTTGCGACCTTTACTGCACTACGAATGGCAACGAGTTTATTGGTTAGCAGCTTTAAGGGGTTGATAATTTTGAAAATGATAACCTCTAATTTCTTACTCTTAACGACTGGCTTGGGTGCGGCAACCGCAGGTTTTACTGTAATGACCGGGGTATTAGGAAAATTACGAGCTGCGTTCACTGTCTTATGGGCTTTAATCGCGTCCCATCCTATTACAGCGATAGCGACTGCTGTTGCAGCTCTATTTATTGCCTTAGATCAAATTACAGGGTCCAACGAAAAATTAGCGAATGAATTGGCGGTGGCATCTGTTGAAGCCAGAAGAATGGCAGAGGGGATTAACTTATACTCTGATTCCTTAAATGCGTTAGACGCAGGCTCACGTGAATACCAATCTGTTTTAGAGCGATTTCAAGTTACATACCCAGAAGTCACTAAAGAGATACTGAGGATGACTAAGGCGCTTGATTTAGCTGATTTGGCCACAGAAGCCTTGACCGAGGCTATGGATAAGATTGCAGCTAAAAGGGCATGGGAAGCCCTTGACAACGCTACGAAGGCGTCAGAACGATACCGTGTAGAATTGGGTCGATCTGAAGTTCAATTTGTTAGGATCAGCGAGTTGTGGCCAATAATTTACCATAATTTGCTTGGTATAGGTGACGCGTATGATCGAACAACAAAGCTCCAAAAAGAATTGACCGAGGCACAAGAGAGTCAAATTCACTCATTAAAGACGCTTGTTAAAACAGGTGAAATAACCATTGATCAGGCGTTAGAAAGAATCGAAGCGATGGGTCTCGAAAAGGACGCGATTGAGGATTTGCAAAATGCGTTCGTTCATCATTTCAATAGAATTGGACTCGCAAGCCGTGAGGCAGTCTCTCAAATAAAAGATGTATTTGCTGAATTACCCCTTCATTTTGAACAAGTTTATAATCAATTGGCCGCAAAAGATCGGGCATTGTTTATTGAAATGATAGCCTCGATGCAAAGACGTGTCTCGGCTTACAGGAAAAACGCTGCCGATATGGGTGTCATTGAAAATGAATTACAAGACCAAATAGAAGCCATTCAACAAGCGGCGTTTGATAAATTTGTTGCGAATCAGGATAAGGAAGTTGAAGTAGCGAGGAAGGCCGCAGAAAAGAGGGCTGAAGCTGAAGCTAAGGCCGCACAGAAAGCCGCAGAAGCGAGACTAAAAGAACGGACAAAATTGCTTGACTCAATCAAATCCCTTGAAGAGAAATTGCAAGAAGATTTGAAAATAATCAGGCAAGCGGAGATGACAGAAAGCCAAAGATACAATGATGAAATGTTGGATGCAAAACAAAAGCTGAATGATGCGTTTAAAGCGGTTGATGAAGCACGTACTGCCGCAGAATTTAAAACAGCAATGAAGAAAATTGAGATTGCACGAGAGGCGTATTCTCAAATCCTTACCATGGCAATGCAAGCTGCCAAAAAAGAAGTCGAAATTGAAAAGGCTAAAGATGAAGAGCTAAAACAAGTAGCCATAGTCCGAGTAGGGCGGTTTGCTTCTGAAACAACCCGAGAGCTTGCTTTAGCGCAACTACGATTAAATACCATGCTAAGGCTGAAGAAAATTGAAGATGAGTATAATGCAAAATGGCATAAGAAAAGAGTGAAAGATGCACAGGATGCAGATAAGGCGACAACGGATAGTTCAAAAGCTGCTTATGATAGCATGAAGACTGCTGCCGAAAATGCTTTTAAAATGATTGGGGATCTGATCACTAATCTTAGAGACAAATTTGCAGACCCGGCAAAACTGGACATTGATATAACAGATCCTGAAAAAGATTTAAAGGATATAAAGGACAAAGATAGGGACCTTAAAGAGCAAGTAGAAAAAGAGAAGAAACTTAAAATAGATACTAAAGAAGCCCTTCTTGAATTGGGGTATACCGAAACTCAAATAAAGACTTTCAGCAATAATCTAAAAAAGGCACTTGCAGATGGTAGCATCAAATTAGACATTAATACCATAGATGCTATGGCCGCTATGGAGACAGCGGAAGGCGAGATTAAGAAATTTGGCGTAGAAGCAGCAAAGGAACATATTCTCAATATCAACGCTGATTCTGCTGAAGAAACGGTGGTGGCCGTAGATAAAATTGTTGAGGACTTTTTCAGTGGAGTTTCACCAGACCCAAAACCAGAGATCGGCCTTAGTGGTGAAGATGCAAAGACTGAGATAGAAACAATTGATACAGGGTTAACCGAGATTCAAGAAAAAGCAGCTACAGAAACGGTTATTGACATTGTTGTCGATGCAGCCCTCGCCAATATAAAATTGGTCTTAGATGCCTTAGCGAAAATTGTCGATACCACTTCAACGCATACGATTATTGTGAGGGGGCTTGCCGCTCTTAAAGCTGCAATTAGATACCAACTCAGCGTGAATGGTCTTAATACAAGATCAACACACACTGTCACCACAAAATTCGAGGGCGAAGGCTCCACCACAAAACCACTTGGGGAAAAGGTCAAAGAGGTGAATGAGTGGCTCGATTCTACAACAAAGAAGGCTGAAGAAGGTGCCACTTACACTGTGGATTTTAAAGGTTCCGGATCTACTACGACGGGGCTTATGGATAAAATACAACAACTAATTGACATAGTTTCAAAATTTATCGATAAACTTTCAGGTATGGGTTTAGCTTTTGACTCTGTTGAGGAGAAAGCAAGAAAGGTATTTAGAACTATAAGGAAAATTTCCTCAACTGGCCTTGTGACTTGGGATGATTATAATGAATATGGGAGGCTTATAAATTCAACAAAGTCTTTTCAGTCAGGTGGTCCCATACCCGGTTACGGGGGCGGTGATACGGTCCCGTCCATGCTCGAACGTGGGGAGTTCGTCGTCAAAAAGGAAGCGGTGGCAAAGTACGGGGCTGGTTTTTTTGGTAAGTTGAATGCAATGATGCCGCAACCTTCCTCGCAATTAGCAACCGCTGGTGGAAACACTTTTCATGTCACTTTTGCCCCGATGGTTATGACCGGAGATAGAACGGCAATGCGGAGTGCAGCGATGGAATTTAAGAAAGCGATTGGTGAATTGGATCATCAGTGGGGGACAGCCTAATGGATTTAATTCTGGGGGAACGGTTTAATCGGGGGACGGTGTAATGGCAAAGATAAAACTTTATACCAAGAATATTTTAGAAGATGGAACGGTTACAGTTACGGGAACCCCCGATACGGGATTTCCAAAAACGAGGCTATATGATCGGGCCATATCTCTGTATTGGAAGGATACCGTTACCGAAGCCAAAACCTTCCATGTGGATCAAGCCGCTGAAAATGAATCGGTAGATTTTTTAGCAATTGAAAAGCATAACTTCAGCGGCGAAAGCATGACGTGGGAGCATTCGACCGACAATAACGCATGGACAGATGCCGTTACAGGATGGGAGCAGACCAATAACAATCAGATCGTAAAAACCATATCAACCGAATTAACGAAACAATACTGGCGGATTACCGTGTCATCCATAGAGAACCCGCAATGCTCTGAAATATTCATAAGTCATGGGGATGAATTCCAAGTAGATTTTGTTCAAAACCCGGTAGCGGATGAAATTCCTAATGTAATTTGGAATCAAACCGTGGGGGGGATTGAACGATCAACTAAACTTGGGGATGAGCGTAAGGAGAGGACATATGCGTTGTTTCTTCAATCCAGTGATGGAACTTTGGCTAATTTCAGAGCAGCCATTGATAATTTAGACGATCAATCAAAACCGTTTTACCTAAAAGACCATGAGGGCAATTACTGGATGGCACGGCTTGTAGGTACATTACCGAAAAATTTTATAACCGAGGGCCATGTGACAATGACACTTAGGCTCATTGAGATGTTGTAGGAGTTATCATGAAATCATTATCGTCATTCAATGATACAGCGATAGATAATCCTTACGTATCACCCATTGGTTTGTTCAAGTTGGAATTGTCCGGCCTTACCCTATACTTGTGTGATCGGGTATGGGGTACTGGTGCGGATACTTGTGTGTTTGATTCACAACTTTACGAGCCGGTTGTAATATCCTGGAGTATCAATTCTGGAATTATTGATCCTGTTAGCTATAAAACAGCCCCTGGATCGGCTACTTTAGTCATAGATAATAATACTCCTATTGGTGGGGAAGCCACTTTTTCAATTCTTCTTGATTCATACAACTTCTATTATGCGGATCTTATGTTTTCTCAAATATTTGAGGGGGCATCTGTGTCTGCTGACAAAATTGATTTTTACAAGGGTAGTATTGAAAATGTATTAGATTTATTATCAGAACAAGTTGCCATTGTATGTTCTGGCTACGAATTGGATATAGTGCATAAATTTCCTTATAATATTGTAGATGCCACTACTTATTCTGATGCTGACCCTGATGATATAGGGAAAATGCTACCGCAAGTTTATGGCGATGTAATACGAGTGCCATTTATGGCTGTGGATGCTGGGGCAGCGACTTCGTTGGTAGATGATGTTACAGATTCTTCTGTGACTTTAATCTTATCAAATTCTTCACGATTTGATGCTTCAGGTACAGTTCAAATTGGGGTAGAGGAGATTACTTATACTGGAAATGCAAGCAATCAACTCACAGGATGTTCAAGGGGTACGGGAGGTACATCCGCGATTGCTCATCCTAAAACGAGCATTGTTGCCCAAGTGCAAGCTGAATATTTTTATATTATTGGGAATGCGGTTAAAGCCATAGACGAAGTATATGTTGGAGAAGATCGCCTTCTTGCCGCATGGTACACGGCTTACACGGGACAGGCGGGGGATCAGCACGCCACTTACGGTGCGAAGGCGTGTATCAAATTTACTGAATCTCAGATATTAGCACGATTTGTTGCGCTGGAACTCGAAGATACGATTGGTGTTGACGATGGTATTGGAGTGAGTGATGGTATTGGAGTGAGTGATGATATTGGAGTGAGTGATGATATTGGAGTGAGTGATGGTATTGGAGTGAGTGATACTACAGCTTTTTTTGGGAATTATGTTACGAATTCGAGCGACGCAGATATTGGGTACACTTGGCATGTGACCGGATATAACTTAGTAACCAAAACAATTGATAAAACAGCCACTGTTTGGGCTCCTCAGTGGACAAGTTCTAAAAGTGAAAATGGATATTCGGCAGAGTGGATATTTAATATAAATGTCAATGATTACGGAACGGCTGGTATATGTAAAATAGAAATTAGGAATTTTGACAGTGGAAGCTATGTGGATATTTATGAAATTAATGCAGGTGTTGTTGTGGACAATAATGTACCAAGAATTTTTTACACAAGTGCATCTGATTATCCAGCGGCTTCTGGCTATGCGAGGGTAAATGCTGGCGCTACTTTCGATGGGGATGTCACAATTACTTTAGTTGGCGTAAAACTTACGTTTTTTGAATATGAAAATCCCAAAACAGGTGCTGTTTCCAAGACTGGGGCAGCAACCAAGACAGGGGCAGCAACCAAGACAGGGGCTGCAACTAAAACAGGGGCTGCAACTAAAACAGGGACTGCAACTAAAACAGGGACCGTCACTCTTACTGGAAACTCTATGGCAGACACAAAAATTGGTGGTAGAGTTTCGGTTGATCTTCAAGGGTATCAAGATGATGGATCGGGAACGTACACTGGGACCCC